GGAATGGGCCGGTAATTGCATCCCCGTTGTGCGGGTAATTGGCAACGAATACGAGGTTGAAGGCCGCATTTACATCAGCGGGCTGGTGCGAAACGCCAAAGATGCCCAACGGATGTACAACTATTGGACTAGCCAAGAGGCAGAGATGCTGGCGCTGGCCCCAAAAGCCCCGTTTATTGGTTATGGCGGTCAGTTTGAGGGGTATGAAACCCAGTGGAAGACCGCCAACACAAATAATTGGCCTTATTTGGAGGTCAACCCAGATGTAACGGACGGCCAAGGCGCAATATTGCCGCTGCCACAACGGGCGCAGCCGCCAATGGCCTCATCTGGCCTGTTGCAAGCTAAAGTTGGTGCTTCCGAGGACATCAAGTCTGCAACGGGGCAGTACAACGCCTCGCTAGGCATGACTTCTAACGAGCGTTCCGGCAGGGCTATTTTGGCTCGTCAGCGTGAGGGTGATGTTGGCACTTACCACTATCAAGACAACCTAGCACGGGCGGTTCGGCACATTGGTCGGCAATGTGTTCAGTTGATTCCCAAGATTTACGACACGCAGCGCATCGCCCGTATTATCGGGATTGATGGCGAGACGAAGATGGTCAAGATTGACCCGATGCAAGCTGAGCCGGTGCGTAAGATCCAAAACCAAGATGGGATTGTGATTGACAAGATCTACAACCCGTCTGTTGGTAAGTACGACGTGGTGGTTGCAACTGGTCCGGGCTACGCCACCAAGCGCCAAGAGGCACTTGAGGCGATGGCGCAACTGTTGCAGGGTAACCCGCAACTTTGGTCAGTAGCTGGCGACTTGTTTGTCAAGAACATGGACTGGCCTGGAGCTCAAGAAATGGCAAAGCGGTTTGCCAAGACGATTGATCCCAAACTCATGGGTGACGCCGAGGATAATCCAGAACTGCAAGCTGCCAACCAGCAGATGCAAGCGATGGCGGCAGAGTTGGATCAGTTGCACCAGATGTTGCAAAATGTCGGCAAGTCGATGGAAGCGCAGGACATGGAACGCAAAAACTACGAAGCTAAAATCAAGGCGTTTGACGCCGAGACTAAACGTATTAGCGCGGTTCAGGCGGGTATGTCAGAGCAGCAGATACAAGACATTGCAATGGGTGTAGTGGCTGCGGCTATGGAATCACAAAGTATGTTGATGCCGGAAATGCGTGAAGAACCTACGCAAATGGAAATGATGCCGGAACAGGCTGAGTACGCATTACAGCAAGGGGTTATGCAATGAAATGCGCGGATTTTGTAGGGATGCTATTTCTTGCGCGGGATGTAGCGCACTCGGTACATCTAAACACGCGAAGCTACAGCAAACACAAGGCGCTTGGTCATTTTTACGAGTTAATTGTTGAAGCGGCAGATGATTTTGCCGAAGCCTATCAGGGCCGGCATGGCTTGATTGGGCCGATCACTTTGATGACCGCCAAAAAAACAACCAATATTGTTGAGTTTTTGGAAGAGCAGTTGAAAGAAATTGAGGCTTGTCGGTACGAAATTGTTGACAAGACGGATATGTCTTTGCAGCAATTAATTGACAACATCATTGAAATTTATTTGCGTGCTCTGTATAGATTGCGCTTTTTGGCGTAAAAATTATGGAAAAACTAGTTGCATCTGGTCGGTTTCACGTTCTTTGTTATGACAAAGACGGAAATCTTAAGTGGGAAGAAAACAACTCCAACTTGGTAGTCAACGCCGGGGTTGTGTACATGGCTGGTACTGCGCTTACTAGCGTTACCCAGATTACCACTTGGTACATTGGTCTGGTTAATGGCCCCGGTTCTGGCACCTCGTTTGCAATTGCAGACACGATGGGAAGCCACGGAGGTTGGACTGAGTTCACGAGTTATTCAATTTCCGGTGGTTCTACCACAAATAGGGGGGCGCCATCGTTTACTAATACCTCAGACACCTCTGGAAGCAATAACAAATCAATAGTTACCAACTCATCCGCTGTTGCGTTTACTATTACCAGCGGCGGTACGGTTGCTGGGGCGTTTTTAACGAGTGTACAAGCGAAGTCTCCGGGCAATACCGGTACGTTGTTCTCCGCTTCGGACTTCACTGGTGGCGACCGCACTGTTGTTACTAGCGATATTCTGAACGTGACCTACACGTTCACGTTGACTGGCGCTTAATTAGGGATGGGGCATGAAGAACATTCCCCCCACCTACACCTTTTTATATAACAAGGTAAGATTTTCGGTTTACCACGCAAACGCGGGAGAAGGTCTTCCGCGCCATGAGCACACGTTTGCTCACCTGACTATGTGCGTTGCCGGTAAAGTCGCCATCCGTAAAGAGAATTTTTACAGAGAGATGGACAAAGACACTACGCCCGTGATCCTTAAAGAAAAAGAATGGCACGAAGTTGAGGCGTTGGTAGACAACACTATATTCATTAACGTGTTCCCCGCCAAGGAGCAGGAATGACAACGTGCGTGTTGTTTAACGACAAAGGCGAGTTTGTTAACACAATCATGGCCGAGCCAACAGATTGGGTTGAAGAAGGCTGGCGGCTGGAAGAAGTGCCAGAAGGATACGTTTGGAACGGTAAGGCTATTGTTCTTGCAGGGACAATGCAAAACGAAGTTACGCCGGAAGTTATTTAATGCCTACCGTAACGATTGCAATTACGTCGGGGACTCGTTGGAGGGTTCCGGTTGATTGCACATCTGCGACTATTCATTGTATTGGCGCAGGAAGTTTGGGTGGTGGCGCGTATTCAAAATCAACTAATGTTTCCCTAACCCCATTAGCGTTTGCGTATATAAACGTAGGTTCTGGTGGAACAGTAGGATTCAGTGTTAACGCTGGGGGCGACACTTGGTTTAACAAAACCACTAATGCAGCTCCATCTTCTGCTACAAATGGTGCTTTGGCAAAAGGTGGCGGCCTTGGTCCTAGTGGATACGGGCCTGTTTTGGGTGGTTTGGCTTCTGGTGGTGTGGGAGATCCTGACGCAAAGTTTTCTGGTGGTAGTGGGTATGCTAGGCAAGAAGGGTGTTGTGGTGGATATGTAATATTTTATAGTTCTGGAGGAGCTGCGGGGCCAAACGGAAATGGTGGAAATGGGTATCAAAATAGCAATCTTGTGGGTGGTGGGGGCGGTGCAAACGGTGGATCCTCTGCTACAAATAGCAATGGTGGTAACAATCGTTTAGGAACAGGCGGCGGCACAGGAGGATCATCACCAACCGCAGGTACAAATGGTGGCGGGGGCGGGGGAAATACCACTGATAATGTTGGTGGGGCTGGAAGCGCCGATTTAATTTGGACTGATTACCTTGGAAACACCTACGGACCAGCAGGGGGTGGTGGTGGGTTTGGATCTACTGGGTCTTGTGGAACAGTAACGCCCGTTGCGGGTGTAAATTACGGTGGCGGCGGGGGAACCGGAGGCCAAGGTCTAATTATCATTACTTACACCCCGGTAGTGACGATTGGGAACTCGTACACAGAAGTATTAAATGAAAATGGTTCAACCGGAATAAGCACTCCAAGCCGTTGGCGTATTCCTTATGGTGTAGATACCGTAACTGTTCACGCTATTGGTAGCGGATCATCTGGCGCAACGGCTACTACTTGGGGTGGCGGTGGCGGCGGAGCATATGCTACATCTGCCGTTGATGTAAGCACGTTAAACAACACAGGCGCGTACTATTTAAATTACTTTACTAGTAGTTTTACGGGAGGATCGGACGCTTGGTTTAATAAATCAGCCTCATCTGCCCCCAGTGTTTCAACCAATGGCGCTTTAGCTAAAGCGTCAGCAGCGGGTAGTAGTACCGGGGGAGCTTCTGGATCTTCGGTAGGTTCGACCGTTTATTCTGGAGGCAACGGAGGATCTGGTGGCGGCACAACAATCAGAAAAGTTGGCGGCGGCGGTGGTGCTGCTGGACCCAATGGCGTAGGTGGCACGGGGGGCAACGTATTTAGTACCGCCAACGCATCTGGTTCATCTGGAGGTGGCGGAGGAGCAAACGGAGGCACGTTAAGAAATGCTGGAAACTCTACGGCTGCGGGGGTTGCTGGTGCTGGAGGATCAAATAGCAGCGGAACAGGAGCTGGAACGGCTGCAACAGCACTTGCTGTAGCTGGAAACGGAACTGGTGGCGGCGGTGGCGGCGGTGGACTAAACACTGTTGGGCGCTTAGACGGCGGGAGCGGAAGCACGCAAAACATTTGGACTGACTCTGGCACAAGTAGTCAGTATGGCCCCGGTAGTGGTAGCGGAGGGTCGGCAGCAATTAGTTCAGGTAGTATTGGATCTCCCGGTGCTGCTGGAGCGTGGGGCGGTGGCGCAGGATATTTAGGCACTGCTGGGCCTCCATTAATCGTTCTTCAGTATACAATTGTCAAAGCTGCGCCCAGTGATGGTTCTGCGATAACCGAAACGGCTTCTGGCGCAGATTCGGTGTTTGCAGGCTTAGTTTATTCTAGGTCGGTGTCTGAGACGGCTTCTGGCGCAGATTCGCTACTGGCTACGTTGACTTATTTTAGGTCAATTGCAGAAGCCGCAAGTGGTTCTGATGAAGAGCTAGGAAATTTTATTTTTTCAAGTTTGGTTTCTGAAGCCGCGTCCAGCAACGATTTGTTTAACGGAACAGTTTTTAACCCTGATATACTTTCTTCAGACCAATTATTGATTACATTTCGGTCGTTCACCGAAAGAAGGAGATTTTAATGGCGCTTAACCTCAAAGCTATCACCTCGGTGATGGGCTACCAGCAGATTACAAGTTTAAGTTCTGCTACCAAATTGACCGTTCCCAAACGTGATTTGACCGGCTTAGTTGGCACTCCTAGAATTGCAATTATCACCCCCGAAACGCAAGCTGTTCGTTGGCGTGACGATGGCGTTGCTCCTACGGCTACGGTTGGTATGCCGTTGGCCGCTGGTGTTACGTTGCAATACGACGGTGATCTTTCGCAAATCCAGTTCATTGAGCAGACTGCAAGCGCCAAATTGAACATCACCTATTATTCTTGAGGTTGAAATGCAAATCTCTAACGACTCCGCTGCCGTGAATTACGTTGATTATTTCACCAAGCAGTTTCCTATTGATCTTGCTAACATGGCTGCGTTGCGTGACGAGTTGGCTGTTCGTCAAGGTGCTTTGTCTGCAGCGCAAGATGCTGTGGCTGACCGAGAACGTGCCAAGCAAGAACTTGAAGCGGCTAACGCAGAAGCAACCGCACTAAAGGATAGCGCGGTTGCTGACCGAGAAGCAGCAAAACAAGAACTTGTTGAAGCAAAAGCAAAAGCAAAAGATTTGAATGCTCAAGCTAAAGCTGCACTTGCTGCTGCGGTAGACCGTGAGACTGCGGTTGAGTTGCGCGAGAAAGTTGTGGCAGATCGTGAATCTTACCAAGTAGTTGCCCAGGCTGAAATTGAAAACCAACAGGCTGAACTAAAAGCCCAGAATGCTGTTCTTGACTCTCGTATCAAAACGTTTCAAGATAAAGTTGCTGCACTTACCGCTTAGGATTTGGCATGGCAAATACCACAATCACAGCATTACCACCAGCAACTACACCTTTAAACGGAATTGAAGTTGTTCCAATTGTACAAAATGGAATAACTAAAAAAGTTGAAGTTAGTGCTATTTCAAACAATAGCGGCAGCGCGGTTGCAGATGGTTGCATTTACCTTTACAACCAAGAAATTAGAAATAATTATGTTATACAACCAAACAAAGTTGGTGTATCAATAGGTCCAATTACGTTTGTTAATGGGGCTACAGTAACTGTTTCTAGCGGCTCTAGTTATATTGTGCTTTGAAAAAAGTTTTATTAACGCACAAACAATTTACAGGATAAATAATGGCAGCTCTCGTATTATCAGGCAATAATTCTGGTTCGGTTACTTTAAACGCTCCAGCGGTAGCAGGAACGCAAAGTTATACGTTGCCTACAACATTGCCATCAGTGTCTGGTTACGTATTAAGCTCAACAAGTGATGGAACAATGTCCTGGGCTGCTGGTGGCGGCGGGGGTGGCGGCGTAACGTCAATTTCTGGAGGAACTACAGGTCTTACTCCAGCCTCTCCGCAAACTGGAGCAGTAGTAATTGCTGGAACGTTGGCAGTTGCAAATGGTGGAACTGGAGTAACAAGTTCTACAGGATCGGGCAGTGTTGTTTTATCAACTAATGCAACACTTACCACACCGACCCTTGGCACTCCAGCTTCGGGGTCATTAGTAAATTGCACAAATATTCCAGTTAATCAAGCAACTGGAAATCTTCCAGTTGCAAATCTTAACGGAGGAACTTCGGCATCTGGAACGACATTTTGGAGGGGGGATGGAAAATGGGCGGTCCCTGCTGGTGCTGGAGGAACTGTAAGTTCAGTAGGGTTGTCTGCTCCCGCAATGTTTACAGTTACTAATAGTCCGGTAACAAGTAGTGGGACATTAACCCTTGCATATTCTGGCACGGCACTTCCAGTTGCTAACGGTGGCACGGGTGTAACAACATCAACCGGAAGCGGGTCGGTTGTGCGTACAACTAACCCAACCTTGACCAATGTAAGTCTTATTGGATTTAGTACCGTTAATAACTTAAATTTTGGCGGTGGTGGTGGTACTGGGGCTAACAACTCCATATTTGGAGAAGGCGCAGGAGGTTCGTTAGATATTGGCAATAATAATACAGCTATAGGGTCGCAAGCTCTTTTTTCTTGCGCGAATTCATCCTCTAATTCCGCATTTGGATATTTATCGCTTGGCAGTCTTACTGCTGGGCAATCAAATACTGCTTTTGGAAATTCCGCATTAGTAGCATCAACAAATATTACAAATTCTTCTGGTTTTGGAAACGGGGCCGCAGTTACAGGCAACAACCAAGTTCAGCTTGGAGATTCTTCTACTACAACATACGTCTACGGTACGGTTCAGAACCGCTCAGATATTCGAGATAAAACAGATGTTCGTGATACTCAACTTGGCCTTGGGTTTATTAACGCTTTACGCCCTGTTGATTACAAATGGGATATGCGGGATGATTACAAGCCAGCAATGCCAGAAGATCTTACTGACAAAGAAGCAATGGCAGCGTGGCGAGAAGCCTGTGATCTGTCAAACATCACATCTGACGGCAGCAAAAAACGCAGCCGATTCCATCACGGCTTAATTGCACAAGAAGTTAAAGCCGTTCTTGACGCTAAAGGAATTGATTTTGGTGGGTATCAGGATCACAAAGTTAAAGGCGGTCAGGATGTTATGTCTATCGGATATGAAGAACTGGTTGCGCCACTTATTAAAGCGGTGCAAGAACTAACTGCCCGTGTCCAAGAGTTAGAATCCAAAACTGCTTAATGACTTTCTTGTTCAACCAATGTAATATAACCGTACCGGCGCGGATCACCGGGGAATCTCAGGATTCAAAATGTCCGAAGAAGTAGCGATTGAAGCGGAAGTAGCGCCCGCGCCGGAACTGGAAGCTACGGCAGCTCCAGAACCTGTAGATACGCCGGAAATTGCCAAGACTTTTTCCCAAGAGGAATTAGACGCAGCAATTCAAAAACGTCTTGCAAGAGAGCAGCGAAAATGGGAGCGCGAGCGTCAAGCACCGCCGCCCGTTGCCGTTGATGTCCCGCCAGTAGATCAGTTTGATTCGGTTGATGCGTATGCAGAAGCCAAAGCAATCAAGCTAATTGAGCAGCGAGAACAGCAGCGCCAACAGACGGAGATTCTTGAGGCATATCACGAGCGTGAAGAAGAGGCTCGGACCAAGTACGATGACTTTGAACAAGTCGCGTACAACCCAAGTCTCAAGATCACGACCGTGATGGCGCAAGCAATTCAAGCCTCTGATGCTGGCCCTGATGTAGCTTACTACCTTGGGTCCAATCCAAAAGAGACAGATCGCATTTCCCGTCTTAGCCCAATTTTGCAAGCAAAGGAGATTGGACGTATTGAGGCTAAAATAGCCAACGATGTGCCAGTCAAACGTTCTACATCAGCGCCCGCACCTATTAGTCCAGTAACTGCTAGAACTTCAGGAAATCCAAGTTATGATACGACCGATCCTCGGTCAACTAAAACCATGACTGCATCGGAATGGATTGAAGCAGAAAGGCTGCGCCAGATTAAGAAGGCACAAGCTCAGAATCGCTAACTTTTTTTAGGAATTACCATGTCAAATAGCATTCTTACGATTGATATGATCACTCGGAAAGCTCTCGAAATCCTTGAGAACAACCTTGTGATCACCCGTAACATTGACCGTCAGTACGACGACAGCTTTGCTGTTGAAGGCGCAAAGATTGGTTCTACCCTGCGTATTCGTCTGCCCGACCGCGCTCTGGTGACTGACGGTGCTGCCCTGCAAGTTCAGGACGACAACGAGCAGTTCACCACCCTGACCGTGGCTTCGCAGAAGCATATCGGCGTGAACTTCACATCTGCCGAGCTGACGATGCAGTTGGATGACTTCGCAGAGCGCGTTCTCAAGCCGCGTATCTCGCAGTTGGCCGCCAGCATTGACGCTGACGTTGCAAATGCTTACAAGAACATTTACTCGTCGGTTGGTACGCCAGGAACAACTCCGGCGACTTCGTTGGTTTTGTTGCAAGCGCAACAGAAACTCAACGAGAACGCCGCTGTGATGACCCCGCGCTATGCAACGGTTAACCCCGCTGCAAACGCTGGTCTGGTTGAAGGCATGAAGGGTCTTTTCAATCCTACGGACACAATTTCCAAGCAGTTTAAGAACGGCATGATGGGGACTGGTGTTCTTGGGTTTGATGAGATCAATATGTCTCAGTCAATCAAGCAGCACACCACGGGTAACTTCCCTGTTTCGCCGATTGTTTCTTCTAGCGCCACGTTTGCTGAAGGTCAATCGACCCTCGCCATTACGTTTACCAGCGGAACCAAGACGGTTAAGCAAGGCGACGTGTTTACCATCGCTGGCGTGTATGCGGTTAATCCACAGACCCGTGAGTCAACTGGTTCGCTTCAACAGTTCGTTGTAACCGCTGACAACAGCGTAACCTCCGGCACTGCAATGACCTTGGCAATTTCCCCGGCGCTTTACACGTCGACAAATGCTTTGGCTACGGTTGATTCGTTCCCGGCAACTAGCGCAGTTATCACGTTCCTTGGAACGGCTTCAACCCAGTATCCACAAAATTTGGTTTACCACAAGCAGGCTATAACGATGGCTACGGCTGATCTTTTGCTGCCTCAGGGGGTTGATATGGCTGCTCGCGCAGTACATAACGGCATCAGCTTGCGTGTGATTAGGCAGTACGACATAAATAATGACAGACTTCCATGTCGTATTGACGTTCTGTATGGCTTCTCAACAATTCGTCCACAGATGGCTTGCCGTCTTTGGGGTTAAATATTTTAATTTAAGGAAATATTATGGCTCTCCCTAATGGTGGTGGTGGTTACCAAGTTGGTGCTGGTAACCGTCAAGAAACAATCATGGGTGCTATGGCTGTCCCCCAGACAGCTACGGCAACTGCAACTCTTACCGCAGCGCAGATCGTTAACCAGATGTTGGTGGCTAACCCATCAACGTCTGCCGCAACGTACACGTTGCCTTTGGGTACGGCAATTGATACCGCCGTTCCTAATGCAACGGTCGGCAGCACGTTTGACTTGTCAATTGTCAACATTGGCACTTCTTCCGGCGCTGTGACGTTGGCTGTTAACACTGGTGTGTCCGACGGCGGCAACGCCTTGGTTGCTATCGCTGTTACAACCAGCCAAATGTTCCGCTTCCGTAAAACTGGCGACGGCACTTACGTAGTGTATCGTTTGGCCTAAGTCTAAGGGGGAGGGCCACAAGCTCTCCCCTTTTTTAAGGAATTATCATGCCTAATACGCAAGCAGTTGGGGTCGCGTATTCCGATCCTGAATTTACGACAGTTTACGCAAGCCAAGAAATTGGCTACAGCGCGGCGGCTCAAGGCACTGTGACGCAAGCAACAGACAAGTCCACAGCGGTAACGCTGAACAAATCTGCTGGTCGCATCACAATGAACAACGCGGCTTTGGCTGGATCTACTGCGGTTTCGTTTACGCTAAACAACAGCACTATTTCCACCAATGACACGATCATTGTGAATATTTCTAGTGTTACTACTGGCAGCAGCGCAGGGGCGTATACCAGTTACGTTTCCAATATGTCTTCTGGTTCTGCTTCAATTACGTTGCGTAACTTGAGCGCGACTTCGTACTCTGAAGCCGTTATTATCAATTTCGCAATCATTCACAGCGCAAGCTAACAGGCGGGGCTTCGGCCCCACCTTTTGAGGTTTACGATGGCAACATATTCGGCTGGTGATCAAATCAACCGCGCCCTGCGTTTGTTGGGGGTACTAGCAGAAGGTGAAACGCCGGCAGCGTCCGTGTCGCAAGATTCATTGATGGCAATGAATCAAATGATTGACAGTTGGAACACCGAGCGGCTGTCGGTGTTTTCAACCATAGATCAGATCGTTAACTGGCCTGTTGGTGCAATCAACGCCACGCTTGGGCCGTCAGGGTCTTTGGTGCGTCTAAACGGTACTGCTGTTCGCCCCATTTTGGTTGATGACGCGACGTATTTCCGCGACCCGCAGACCAATGTGTCTTACGGCATCAAGCTAATCAACCAACAGCAGTACGACGGTATTGCGGTTAAAACCGTAACGTCTACTTACCCGCAGGTCATGTTTATCAACATGACTTACCCCGACATTGACATTTACATCTATCCAAAACCCACGCGCCTGTTGGAATTTCATTTCATCAGCGTTGAGGAATTGTCCCAACCCGCAACGCTGGCGACTACGCTGGCTTTCCCACCGGGATACTTGAGGGCGTTTACTTACAATCTGGCAATGGAGATCGCGCCGGAGTTTGGCGTAGAGCCATCTCCACAGGTGCAGCGTATTGCTATGACCAGCAAACGTAACTTGAAGCGCATCAACAATCCTGACGATGTGATGTCAATGCCGTATGCAATCGTTGCAACGCGCCAACGGTTTAACGTCTACGCCGGTAACTATTGATGAAAACGCCGATTCTGGGATCGGCATATGTTGCTCGGAGCATCAACGCTGCCGACAACCGCATGGTCAATCTTTTTCCTGAGATTGTGCCGGAGGCAGGTAAAGAACCCGCCTTTCTAAACAGAGCTCCAGGGCTGCGCCTACTGACCACCGCTGGCGATGGCCCCGTTCGTGGACTGTGGACGTATGGAGGCGTTGCCTACATCGTTAGCGGCGACAAGCTCTACCAGATGGCAGGGTTTGCAACACCTGCAATTATTGGTACAGTGTCTGGTACAGGACCAGTTAGCATGGCAGACAACGGCACACAGTTGTTTATTGCTTGCAATGGTCCAAGTTACATTTACAACAACCGTACAGGAACGTTGGAACCGATTACAGATCCAGATTTTCCCGGCGCTTTAGCAGTTGGTTATCTTGATGGTTATTTTGTTTTTATAGAACCAAACAGCCAGAAAATTTGGGTCACTACGCTGCTAGATGGCACTTCAATTGACCCGTTAGAATTTGCCAGCGCAGAAGGCTCACCCGACAATCTAGTTAGCATGATTGTTGACCACAGAGAAGCGTGGTTATTCGGGACAAACTCGGTTGAAGTTTGGTACAACGCTGGCAACGCAGACTTTCCGTTACAACGCATTCAAGGTGCGTACAACGAAATTGGTTGTGC